CGGTGGCGAGATTGAGCCTGTGGACATTATCACTTTTGGTTCGCCCTGCACCGATATGTCCATCGCCGGCCGCCGTGCCGGATTGGAGGGCAAACAGTCCGTCCTCTTTTATGAGGCGATACGAATTATCAAAGAAATGAGGTGTAAGACCAATGGAAAATATCCGAGATGGATCTGCTGGGAGAATGTTCCCGGTGCCTTCTCCTCAAACAAAGGTGAGGACTTCCGGGCAGTCCTCGAAGCGATCATCGGCGTTGTCTGCGAGGGCACCGAGGTGCCTATGCCTGAAAAGAACCGATGGCCCTACGCCGACCTATACATGGGTGACGGATGGAGCCTTGCGTACCGCACTCTTGACGCACAATATTGGGGAGTCCCCCAGCGAAGACGTCGTATCTACCTTGTCGCAGATTTTGCAGGTGGGAGTGCCGGAGAAATACTATTTGAGTCCGAAGGCGTGTCTGGGTATTCTGCGGAGGGCTTCCGTGCGTGGCAAAGAGCTGCCAGAGGTGCTTCGCCTTGCGTTGGAGCGACAGGCTTCGACGGGCACAACGGAGATCTGACTGGGGATGTGAGTGCGACCCTGGGTGTGAACTGCGGCATGAGTACCGGGCGAAACGGTATCGTGCTGAACGACCAGGGTGGCAATCGTATGGATATCACTGATGAGGTGACCTGCACCCTCCGTGCAGAATCACACCATCCTCCCTGTGTCATGGATGCCCCGGCGGTCATTCCGCTGGAGCATCATCCTACTGACAGCAGAATCAAGATTGAGGAAAGCGATGCCATCCAGACCTTGACCAGCCGCATGGGGACCGGCGGTAATAATGTGCCGCTGGTGATGTCCGATGAGGATGCCCCTGTCACGCTGAAAATCCGAAGCGGCTGCGAGGGCGGTGGCAAGGGCGCTCTCCTCCAGGAGAATAAATCGGCGACTCTTTCCTGCAACAATGACCAGACGGTCTTTGTGCCGAAAGCCTATGGCATCTGCTCCAAGGACAGCAATGCCATGAAATCCGACAATCCCCACAGCGGTGTGTATGAAGCGGATACCTCACGCACCATTGACCGTGGCGGCGGCAACCCCACCTGCAACCAGGGAGGCATTGCCATCGTGGAAAGCTATGCTCTGCAAGGCTCCATGATCGGTCGTGAGGATAAGAACGGCCCCCAGGGCGATGGCGTGAATAAGGATGTTTCCTTTACGCTCAATACCGTAGACCGCCATGCCGTCTATGCCATGACCACTGGGTATTACGCCCAGGTGTCCAAGGAACAGGCACCGACCTTGCTTTCCAGGGATTATAAGGATGCCGCCATCATCAACGAACCTTGCTACGGCATTGACCGCTCCGCTTTTAACCAGGGTATGAACGCCCAGTTCAGCCCGTCCTTTGAAGAGGAACTGTCACCTACGCTGGTGGCGAAAGGCCCCGGCGCAGCCCTCACGGGATACACCGTCCGCAGGCTGACACCGACCGAGTGTGCAAGGCTCCAGGGCTTTGCCGACTGGTGGTGCAGTGACCTTGGGGTGGAGAACCCGTCCGAGGAGGAGATCGACCGCTGGGAAGGTGTGTTTGAAACCTTCCGTCAGCTGACCGATACCAGCAAGAAGCCCAAGACCAGAAAGCAGATCGCCAAGTGGCTGAAAGACCCCTATGCCGATGCCGCCGAATATAAGATGTGGGGCAACGGCGTGGCTTTGCCCTGCGTTTATTTTGTCCTGTCCGGCATTGTCTGGGCAGCCGAAAAGGACTGAAAAATAAAGATGGATTTCGCTCAGAATTGACTTGCTATTTCATCGTTTTAGAGCAATATATGGTAGTACCAAAAAACAAGGAGGTACATACCATGACCATTCAAACAAACGCAACTGACCGCAAGAAGCTGGCGAAATCCATCGCCGAATTTACGGGGAACGAGATCCACTACATGGGTCCCCCGACCTTTGCCTACGCTGTAGGCAACTACATCATTGACCGAGCCGGAGTCATCACTTCGGAATTGGAGGAAGGAGAAGCAGAATTGAGAACCCATTTGGAAACCCAGGGCTTCCTTGACAGGGAGATCACGGAACTGGCGGTTTCGGTCCCTCTGATGGATATGGATGCGGAAGCCATGAAACGGCTGGTGTTCATGCTCCACAGCAAGCAGTACCTTTTGAACAAGGCGGTTGGCTTGCCCTGCTTCGCCATCAGCGAGGCTTTGGTGGAGGCCCTGGAAAACAACCCGCCTGCGGACAAGGCGGCGTTTATCGCCCTCTGCGCCGAACACGAGAGTAAGGGCATCGCTTTTGATGACGAGAAGGTGACCATCACCTTTGCCAGCACGGGCGAAAGCGATAAGGACCAGGCTTTTACCTACCTTGTCCCTATCATGGTGACCAAGGCAAAGGAAGCCAAGCGAATCAGCCCCAAGGAACTGAAGCCGGAGAATGAAAAGTATTATTTCCGCACCTGGCTCATCCAGCTGGGACTTGGCGGTGCGGAACCCAAAGCATACCGCAACACGCTGATGGCTGGTCTGAAAGGCCACTCGGCATTCAGAACTGATGAGGCGGCGGACAAATTCAAGGCCGACCAGAAAGCCAAACGGGCTGCGAAAAAGGCTACTGAACTGGAGTCTGAGGATGAGTAAAATGCCCGTAATCTACACAATTATCCGGCGTGATATTTGTGTAGATTATGGCTCAGAATTAACTTGATAATATGTGCTTTTAGAGCGAATATGTCACTACCGAAAGGGAAAACACACGTCGCAAAGAACCGAAAGGAAGGTACATATTATGAACGAAAGAACCAGAATCCAGATTGAAGAAATGAAGAAGCAGACCATCGGCGTTGAGGTCGAGATGTACAACATCACCAGAGAGAAAGCCTGCCGCACCATCGCAGCCTACTACGGCACGGAGAACACAGTTCGCTACATCGGCGGTACCTACAAGGCTTGGGCTTGCAAAGACAACCAGGGCAGGGAATGGAAAATCACCAGAGACTCCAGCATCTACGCCGACTGCGATGAAGAAAAGACCGAGATGGGAACGCCCATCCTGCGCTACGGCGACATTGAGGATTTGCAGAAAATCATCCGCAACCTCCGCCACGCAGGAGCCAAGAGCGACCCCGCCCATATGTGCGGAGTCCACATCCACATCGGACTGGGCGAACACAGCCCCCAGACACTTCGCAACCTCGCCAACATCATGGCAAGCCACGAAAGCCTTCTGATTTCTGCCCTTCGCCTCGACCGCAACCGCATCAACCGCTACTGCAACACGGTCAACAAGGATTTCCTTGCCAAGCTGAACCGCAGAAAGCCCCAGACGATGGATGCCCTGGCTGACATTTGGTACGATGGCTACCGCTACGAAAGCAGAAACCAACATTACAACAGCAGCCGCTACCATATGCTCAACTACCACGCCTGCTTCACCCACGGCACGGTCGAGTTCAGATGCTTCCAGTTTGCCAACCCCAACGAGGAACGCCGAGGCGGACTTCACGCCGGAGAACTGAAAAGCTACATTCAGCTTTGCCTTGCACTGAGCCAGATGGCACAGATGGTCAAGACCGCCAGCCCCAAAGAACCCCAGGTTGAGAATCCCAAATACGCCATGAGAACCTGGCTCCTTCGCCTCGGCTTCATCGGTGACGAGTTCGCAACCGCCAGAGAACTTCTGACCAAGAACCTGGACGGCGATACCGCCTTCAGACACGGCAGAAAGGCCGCTTGAAGGATTTAGCCTCAGGCCCCCTTCCGACCGCTTCGGCGGTCTTAAGGTGGTAGGAGGGTGAACCCTTCAGAAAGGATGAATCGCATATGAAAGAAAAATACTACCTTGCATACGGCAGTAACCTGTCGATTGCCCAGATGGTGCAAAGATGCCCCTACGCAGTGTATGTGGGCAAGGCAACCATCCCGGACTACCAGCTTCTGTTCAAGGGAAGCCAGTCCGGCAGCTACCTTACGGTAGAAAAGAAGGAAGGCTCCAGCGTTCCTGTGCTGGTCTGGAAAATCACCGAGTACGATGAAGCAAGGCTCGACCGCTACGAGGGTTATCCGACCTTCTACTACAAGGACACCATGAATGTGGAAGTGTTTTCCCTGCTTGGCGATGTGAGCCTCGGCCATGTGGATGCCACCATTTACATCATGCACGAGGAAAGGAAACTGGGAATGCCATCCCTGCATTACTATGAAGTCTGCCTGGACGGTTACGCCCATTTCGGCTTTGACCCCAGCTTCCTGGAAAACGCCCTCACGGACAGCGTGGGTAAGCGCTACGCTTCCAAGCTGCTCAAGGAGGTGGGTCTGAATGAGTAAGGGATTTCCAGACCGCAAGACCGTGGATTTTATCAAGAAAGAGTTCCCAGCTGGGACCAGAATAAGGCTTCTTTCGATGGAGGATGTTCAGGCACCGCCAGCCGGAACGCTGGGAACAGTCACAGCGGTGGATGATGCCGGACACCTTCTAATGTCCTGGGACGGCGGTGGCAGCTTAAGCCTCATCTTCGGTGAGGACAGATTTGAAAAGGTATTTGCGATGAGCGATAAGGTGCGTGACCAGATTCTGGCGGTCAGAGCCACTGGGCGAACCAATATGTTCGACACCAATGCGGTGCAGATTATCGCCGATGAGATGCATTTCTATGATCTGGTGGTGTTCATCGAAGAACACAAAGACAAATACGCCCACTTCATTTTGACGGGCGAACAGGAATAACGATACGAGGGCAGCTCCGATTCCGGGGCTGTTTTCTCTTTACCAAGGCTCCGAAAGGGGTCTTTTTTGATGCCATTTTTGCGAAAGGAGGTGGGCTGGATGGCACAGCGAGGAAGAAAACCAAAACCTACGGCACTGAAGGAACTGGAAGGAAATCCGGGTGGCAGACCCTTAAACCATAACGAGCCGAAGCCTGCCAAGAAGGCTCCACGCTGTCCGGCTTGGCTGGAGGATGAAGCCAAGAAGGAATGGAAGCGTATGGGCAAAGTTCTGGAACAGCTGGGTCTGCTGACTGAAATGGATATGGCTGCCTTTGCCGGATACTGCCAGGCATACGCCCGTTGGAAAGAGGCTGAAGAATTTATTACCCAGCACGGTACGATGGTGCGTACCCCGAATGGATATTTACAGCAAGTCCCGCAGGTTTCCATTGCCCAGACGAATCTGAAAATCATGCTGAAGTTCTGTGAGCAGTTCGGTCTGACTCCTTCGGCACGAAGCAGGATCGTGGGCGGTGAGGGTGCCGTTGACCCTACTGATGAGATGGAGGCTCTGCTGGGAGGTGAGGAATAATGTCCTACGAATACACACCCAGCAGGTTCATGCTCCCTACTTCCCATTACGACAAGGCGAAAGCCGACCGTGCCGTGAAGTTCATCCAGAACCTAAAGCACACTAAGGGCAAGTGGGATGGTAAGAAGTTCATGTTGCTCCCTTGGCAGGAGCAGATCGTGAGGGACATCTTCGGTATTGTCCGTGCGGACGGTAAGCGGCAGTTCCTCACAGCCTATGTTGAAATCCCCAAGAAACAGGGCAAATCAGAACTGGCGGCAGCCATCGCTCTGTATCTTTTATATGCTGACGGTGAGGCAAGTGCCGAAGTGTACGGCGCAGCCTGTGACCGAAACCAGGCATCCATCGTATTCGATGTTGCCAAGCAGATGGTCATGAAAAGCCCAGCGCTTATGAAGAGGTCGAAGATTGCGGCGGCGACCAAGCGTATCGTCAACTACAGCAACGCCGGATTCTACCAGGTGCTTTCTGCCGAGACTGGCACCAAGCACGGTCTGAATGTGTCTGGGCTGGTCTTTGACGAGATCCACGCCCAGCCGAACCGCAAGCTGTATGATGTCCTTACCAAAGGCTCTGGTGATGCCCGTGAACAGCCTCTGTTCTTTATCATCACTACAGCCGGAACGGATAAGCAGTCCATCTGTTATGAACTGCATACAAAGGCTCTGGATATTATGAACGGCAGAAAAAATGACAGCACCTTTTACCCTGTGGTGTATGGTCTGGCAGAAGGAGATGACTGGAACGATGAATCCAACTGGTATAAGGCGAACCCGTCCCTGGGCCATACCATCGCCATAGAGCGTGTGCGTGAAGCATATAAGAATGCGCTGGAGAATCCGGCAGAAGAAAATGTGTTCAAGCAGCTTCGTTTGAATATGTGGACGAACTCCACGGTGGTCTGGATTCCAGAGCATATTTACGATAAGGGCAACAGCCCCATTGATATTGATTCCCTTGCAGGTCGTGACTGTTACGCAGGGCTGGACTTAGCCAGCACCTCGGACATCACGGCTTTTGTTTTGGTATTTCCCCCACGCTCGGAGGATGAGAAGTACATCGTGCTTCCGTTTTTCTGGCTGCCGGAGGATACGCTGGAGCTGCGGTGTCGGCGTGACCATGTGCTGTATGACGTCTGGGAACGGCAAGGATACATCCACACCACAGAGGGAAATGTCATCCACTACGGTTTCATAGAACGCTTCATTGAGGATTTGGGAAAGAAATACCACATCAAGGAAATCGCCTATGACCGTTGGAATGCAACCCAGATGGTACAGAACCTTGAGGATGAGGGCTTCACGATGGTCCCGTTCGGGCAGGGCTTTAAAGATATGTCTCCGCCGTCCAAGGAACTGTACAAGCTGCTGATGGAAGGCAGCATCATCCACGGCGGCAACCCAGTGCTTAAGTGGATGGCGCAGAACGTGGTCATGCGACAGGACCCAGCCGGAAACATCAAGCCGGATAAGGAGCGTTCCGTTGAGAAGATTGACGGTATCGTGGCTCTCATCATGGGGCTTGACCGTTGCATCCGTAATGGTGGCGAGACCACCAGCATCTACGATGAGCGCGGAATGATTGTGTTCTAAAAATGAAAGTTAGGAGGTACAGCCTATGAATATCCCCATTTTATCCAAGTTTATCAAAGCGAGAGATAAGCCCAAAGACCTCTACACAGGTAATGATTTCACCTTCCTGTTCGGTCAGACTACCAGCGGCAAGCGTGTGAATGAGTTTACGGCAATGCAGACCACGGCAGTGTATGCCTGTGTCCGTATCCTGTCGGAAGCAATCGCATCGCTGCCACTGCACATCTACCAGTATAAGGACGGCGGTGGAAAGGAGCGTGTGTTTACGCACCCTCTGTATCACATTCTGCACGATGAGCCGAACAGTGAGATGACTTCGTTTGTGTTCCGAGAAACGCTGATGAGCCACCTGCTTATCTGGGGCAACGCTTATGCCCAGATCATCCGTGACGGTGCTGGCAGGGTAGTTGCACTCTACCCCCTGCTCCCGAACAAGATGGAGGTCTGGCGTGACCAGTCCGGCGAACTCTACTACACCTACACCCGCTACACGGAAGAAAATCCGAACTTTAAGAACTTAGGCACTGTGACCCTCCGCAAAGAGGATGTCCTGCATATCCCAGGTCTGGGCTTTGACGGTCTGGTGGGCTATTCGCCCATTGGTATGGCAAAGAACGCTGTGGGCATGACTCTGGCTTGCGAGGAATACGGTGCCTCTTTCTTTGCCCACGGTGCTGCACCGGGCGGTGTTCTGGAGCATCCGGGTGTCTTAAAAGACCCTGCTAAAATCCGTGAAAGCTGGCAGTCAGTGTATGGCGGTTCCAGGAATGCCGGAAAGGTGGCTGTGCTGGAAGAGGGCATGAAATACCAGCAGATCGGCATTCCCCCAGAGGAAGCACAGTTCCTGGAAACGAGGAAATTCCAGATTAACGAAATCGCTCGCCTTTACCGCATCCCGCCTCACATGGTCGGCGATCTGGAAAAATCCAGCTTCTCCAACATTGAGCAGCAGTCCTTGGAATTTGTGAAGTACACCCTTGACCCGTGGGTCATCCGCTGGGAGCAGGCACTCATGCGTTCCTTGCTGTTGCCAGACGAAAAGAAGAAATACTTCATCAAGCTGAATGTGGACGGTCTGCTCCGTGGCGACTACCAAAGCCGTATGAACGGTTACGCCACCGCAAGGCAGAACGGCTGGATGAGTGCAAACGACATTCGTGAGATGGAAGATCTGAACCCCATCCCCGAAGAGGAAGGCGGCAATCTGTATCTGGTCAACGGCAACATGGTACGCCTGACTGATACCGCAGTCGTAGCACCTACAGGTGACACAGGTTCAGACAATAACCCCAACAAAAACACACAAGGAGGTTCCCATGAAAAGAAAATTCTGGAACTGGGTGAGGAACGAAGGTGAGCCTGCCGTGCTGGTCTTGAACGGAGAAATCTCCGAT